TTATAACTATAAGTGCCGGGCTGAAGAAACGTAACATCGTTAGTGTAAGTATTTATAATCTGTGGCGCAGGATTAGGGTTGTTTGAGTTATACACTCTTAGCATCAATCCGTTCGGATAAATCTCAAACGCCCCAAATACAAAATCATTCCCAGAGCCCGTTTCGCCTATGGTGTTAATTGTTTTCATGGCAACTTCTAACGGGGTGTCATTTCTGGAAATATAAACATTGGTCGCATTTACATTTACTCCCCCTGCTCCATCGACAATGTATCTTATTTGAAAAGACGCCCATGTGCCGCTTGGAACTAGCGCAAACCAGAAAGTAAATTCTGATCCGGGCTTGACTGCCCACCCGGGCGGAAATTGTAAATAACGAGACTTCCACGGCCCGCCAAACAAATTCGGGGTAGTCTCGTACATAAAATACCCGGGCCCACCATCAGCCGTGAAGCTAAACGTCGGAGCATAAGGTTGAATCATAAAACCAGTTTCAAAAAGCGAATCACCGTCAAAATTATTCAAAAACCCCGACCCGACTAAGGTCTGAGCCCCAATTTCAACCCTCGGTAGTTGCTGATCTTGATTAAGATTGAATTTGTAAAACACGATGCTTGAAATTTCAGGCCCTACATCAGTGTTGAATGTTTTAAATTCGTGCGCTGGGAATATGAAGGTGTTGTCATCCTTAATTTCAATGTGCTGTAGTTGAGTATTAAATACACATTTAAAATCAGAAAATCTTGTCAACGTGTTATAGACCCCGTTGACATTTAGTGTTCTTGCATCATGAAGAAATAAGTAACGGCTTGTCTCTTCTTTTGAATCGTTCGCAGTGTAGAAAATGTCCCTGAACCAACTAACAAAGTACTGTTTTTGTTCGGTAGCGTTTTTGATAATTATCGGCAAGATTGTCGAGTAGTTTGCAAACTTAAGCGTCTCGGTATTTATGTGACCGTTAGCATTAAAATTAAATCGATAAGTGTTTTGATAATTTTGTAACGAAGTAACAAAACTGACAGTCCCGTTATAGTTTTCGATAAAAACACCTTGCGGAAGTCTTTCTAAGAACGAATACCCCTGTTCAAAAAACGTTGGCATTGGATACCCAAACCAACGAAACGTCTGATTCGTGATTCCGACATCATAACTTTGTATAAGCGTTACTGAGTTTGATAAAATTTGATATGTTCGAATTATCGTCGGCTTTGTGTTTGGAATTGATATCACGACATCTTGCTTAAGAACCATAAACAAACGATCCAAGACGGGGGAGTAATAACTTTCGTGGTTAAAAATATAGTTTGGAAAAACGTGTGTTACCGTAAAGTTTGAATCAATCAAACGGCCATCTCTTGTTATGGCCCGCTCGCCGCACGCTGCAAAGTTATAAACTCGATACGGCCCTTCAACGTTAGAGTTTGAGGGTGTTCCGACAGAAAACGTAGATGTGTTTAAAACTACTTTTCTTTTTGAAAGCCCAAGGCCAAGCTCATAATAAAAATACGTTACATTTTGAAATTTTAAAATACTACAAAGAACACCATCAACCTGACCTCGCAGATTTTCATATACATTTGTTACTTCTGACTCAATCAAGACGTCATCAATCACGACTTTTTTATCAGGGCTCACCACAGAATATCTAGCTTCTAATGCTCGTTTGTCTTCGTTTCTAACAACATAAATGGCAACAAGGTGATTATTGATCTCTGCGGTATCAAAATACAAAACTCTGTTTGTTATCTGAATTTCTGCAAACGTTTCAAACTCCGCTTTAGTGAATTTGTGCTTCTCTTCCCAGCTGGAACCCTTTTTCACTAGTAACTTGTTATTTGAAATCACCGCATCAGGTGCAACGACTGATCCATGAGCATCAAGTGCTCCCGCCCCAGTCATCGAGTCCTCTTTAACTCCACGTCTTTTATTAAGTCGGCCAATCTTATCAAACTCCGCATTCTGGAGCGATGAAAATGAGTCGTTTCTCGGTAACACCTCTGAAGCTGATTGATCTATTCCTTGAGCTAAATTGACATTTACTGTTGTCTTTTCCATTTAAAACACCCAAAGTTTTACCAGCACGCCTGCGCTGGCATTTAAAGTTAGAAATTGGTCCTTAGGGAATCCTGCTACAACTTTATCAAAAATTACCGCACCGTTTGAGCGTGACAAAATAACATACCCTTGCCATGCCCGACCTAAGCCGTGGATTATATGATTATCGCCCGTATTTAAATTATATTCGCTGATCTCTCGACCGTTTAAAAACGCCACGTCTTTAAAAAGACGCCGCAACTGATCTAAAATGTCTTGGGTTTGATTGTTAGTTATTGGGTCTGACGTTACTTGCGGGACATTTAGCTTCCGCATCTTAGAAGTCCCAGTGTGTTAAAACACGTCTAACGTCCTGAATTTTTTGAGGCTCTGTCGTGCGATTTGCCGCCATTGAGTTAATTCGCTTTTCAAATTCGGCTTTTCTTATCATCAAGGGCTGATTGATAGTCTCTTCTTTGGATAACATTTTTAGGGCTGCGTCAATCGCAATATACTCATCAAAATCTAAGAGATTCACAGTTGAGTCTGTGTCGTTTACTAACTGAGTTCTACGTGGAACATACCAAAGGCGATAGTTACCCACAGCTTTATCCTCAGGCAAGATTTTAATTTTATTATCAATCAAACGATATCTAACATCAGCAACACTTGAAAGATCCGATAAAACCGAAGTCGCATCTATTCGATTGCGATCTGAAAACATAAACTGTCTTACGTCTTGGTATTTGTCTCCGGAGATTTGTTTATCTAAGCCTCGCAATTTATAAAAATTCGAAGGCAGCGTAAAGGTTGATCCCGATGTGATCGAAAACGTAATGTCAGTAACAAAGTAGTCTTCGTACTTTGCTACCAACATGTCATAAAGGGCGGCATAACTATCACGGATATAATCCGTTAACTCAGCGTCAGATACGAATTGGCTTCCCTCCATGTCGGCCATCCTTCTTGCGTACGCTTTTAGCTCGCCTAACGTCATGCTCGCCCCTTTTGTTAAATATCCAACTCTTCAACTAAGTCGTTTTTATCATCAATGTATGAAACAAAGGTCTCGAAAATCTTCGCTACCTTTGAAACATCGTTAGCCGCAATGGCTTTGACTAGCTCATTGGCTAGGTCTTCTGATACCGGATCAACTGAGTTACTGCCACTTGGATTTCGGGGCGCTAGTGGCGTGCTTTTCCCACCCTCTTCTTTTGTTGCAAGGATCAGTTGAGCTATTCGCTTATCAGGCGGAATCATGATGCCCATAATTCACCGCCTTAGCTTACTTTGGAGTTTCTAAGTAACAAATGAACATGGAGCTTGCAAACAGCCGAAGGATCTGTTGGCGTAACTCCTGTAAGCAATCGAATCACAACCGTTTTCGCAGTCGTCACATCCGCAGACTTAATCTGTGGAACTAAATCCACTGCAGTAGCAGCTTGAAACGTTGCCTGTGCCGAAACTAAATCCACATAAGCATCGTCTAGCTCAATCGTGTATTCGCCCACTCCAGTCTTTGTTACCGTAGCACCCTTAATCGTGTGCCCACTTACTGACGCATCTGCCGCAATCGAAACCACCCCGTGAATACTAACAAGCTTCTTCGTAAAGCTGTGCAAGAATTGCTCAAAATAACGATTTGCCATAATTCACCCCTTTAGTTGGGGGGTTCTTTTAAAACCCCCCTGTTTTGTTAGATGGTTATATTTATGTTATGACCCGGCGCTCGGCAACCTAGGTTACCATAGAACCCGATTCTTACTTCTACAGCGTCCTGTGCGCCTTTTCTCAAAAGCATAAGACCATCATGCTCTAAGAATTGAGGAGCAGGCCCCAACGAGTAAAGCTTCCAAGTATCTAAAGATAACCCGAAGATTTTATCAGGCGGGCAGTTCTGATCTGGCACGCATGAAATGGGGCCACGAGGACCGTTGATCTGAATTCCCCTAAACCCGATTTCGGCGGTAACTCTTAAGTCCACATATTGAACTTTTGACCCCAAAGAGTTTTGAAGCTCTGTGTACTTATCGTAATTCATAAAAAAGTGGGTGATTTTTCCGCCCTCACGAGCCACGATTGCAGCACCTTCAACTAAGGCTTCTTCGATCGGAGCACCAACCGCATTTAAGCGTTGACCACCTAAACGGGTAGGATGAACCGATCTATCAACACCGAAAAACAGAGTTGAGCCCGGGGCTGTAGAAGGAATCCACGCCTCAAGGCCAGCGAGCTTGACTAAGTTAGCACCATTATGATCACCTCTGACGGCAATATAGTCACCAGTAGCAATTGTGGGGATACCGTTAGCGGCATCGTTTAAGTTATGAGCAAATGTTAAAGTCCCAGCATTTACGTTTACTCCAGTAACAATTAAACCTAAACCAGAAGTACCGTAAGCTTTAGATGCACCAGTTTTAGTTGCGAAAACATCTAACTCCATCCCGACTTCGAAATTCACAGCATCAGCCGGATTCTCGAGCACCAAAGTGGGAGAGGCCACGTTAGTAGATGTGCCGATTCTTCCACGAATACCTAGACCTTCTCGGTACATATCGATTGCAATCGCACGAGTGATTTCGCTAACAGCTCCGTCAATCTCAACGGTAGCAGCCTCTAAAAACGCTCCCATGTCGTTCTGAGTAGCCTGCATGGTCTCGCCGTCAATCTCGGCAATTGAGTAGTCCTTTACCCGAGTGAGTAAAAAGTCATCCAACTTAGATGAAGTTGCGCCCGCTCGAGTTTGTGCTCGTGCAAATGAGGCAGATCGTCCTTGAGGGTTGCCCCAAATAGTAACGATCGGCAAATTTCTTCCGAAAAAGTTTTCGCTCTTAGGCATTAATGCGAAAAGTGGATTATCCTGATAAACTTGGTTAATGATTCTTTCTTTTGTGTAATACTGCTTTAGCGCAGCATCGAAATTTGTTAAATCTAATCCCATTTTAAAATCTCCTTATTGTTGTCTGTTTTTAAATTGCTCGGCTATTTGTCTGATTGCTTCTTCCGGAGGTAACAGTCGTCCTGCGCTTGGTTTTGTAGTAACCGGAGTCATGCTACCAGAAATAGTCGATTTGAATGTTGGTTCTTTTTGTTGCGATTGCGCTAGTAGCTGTGACAGTTTTTTTGTGCGTATCGCTTTTTTGGAATTCTCTAGTAAATAGTTTTCGACAAGTTGCGCTGCTTTGTCAAAGTCTAAAATCTCACCCTCGCCATTTTCTTTTTGAGTCTTTTGATAATGAGCATCAATAACATCAAAAACCGTTTCGAATGCATCATTGGCTATAATAAGCTCATAATCATCGGGCTTAGCTTGAATGTGGTTGCGAAGATTCTGCTTAAATGTCGCTATGGCTTTTTCTTCTTTGACCTTGGCTTCGAATTCCTCTTTTTCTTTTAACATGTTTTGTAACCGCTGAATTTCAGCCTCTAGTTTTGAGAGCTTATCATCCACAGTGGGCGGCTCCCCAGCTTTGGCAGCCTGAATCAAAGTTGACTCAAGATCGAGGTTAATCTCTTTTAAAAATTGCAACGGGTTTTCGTTTTTCAATTTCTCTAAGTATTCGTAACGTTGAATTTTATCCTGAAGTTCCTTAAGTCTTTGCTCCTTTTGAAATAGCTGCCGCTCTTTTTTTGTTATTAAGGCGAATTTTTCCGCAAACTGATCCGCAGTCGAGGCCTCTTGGTTTTTCATCTGAGCCTCCGTAGTAGCAGCCTGTGCATCCACTTGTGGGGTCATTTGCGTTTGGCTTTGTGCGTTTAAAACGTCTTGGGCTGTTATTTGTTCCATGCTCTATACTCCTTGGGTTTGTTGGGCCTGCGCCATTTGTTGTTGTTGTTGAATAATTTGCTCGGCTTGCAACACTTGTTGCTGAGCCTGATTTGCCATTCCAATCATAATCTGGCATTGTTCGATATAGCGTCTGATAAGATCCAGACTGTCTTCATCAACCCCTTCGAGCTTGCATTTTAAATAAAACATCTGCGCAAGTCGGGCTGCCATTTCTAAAGGCATAAAAGGCTCTGGCGGGCTGTATTCCCCCCGCTCAATTATGCCTTCAAGTTGTTTCATGATAACACGGCGAGGAGCTGTTTCTAATGTGATCGCCCCAGTAACATCAGGGAAATCCAATAACTCCATTGCCGTATCTTTGTCGAAGAGCCCAAGATTTGTATACTCCCAGACTGTTTGCAGTTTCGCCGCAGGTTGAGTTGGGAATAAATTCGCCGGATAAGTCCTTAAAATATACTTATTTAGATCAAGGTCTAGGTCTTTGAATCTTAGTTGCTCAAACTTATTTTCATCCACAATTCTTATCTCAAATTTAGGATCCTGTTCGGCAATTTTAGTGTAAAGAGCGATGATTTTTTTCGCATCTTCTAAAAACGATTTTTCACGATTTTGTTGTATCAACTGAAATCTTTCTGACTCAATGTCTTGGGCTTCCCTGATGGCTACCCCGCTGTTTAAACCAGCTGGCTTGGTACTCGTGGCCGAAAACTGAGATAAGCCGACTAGCTCGAAACATTTTCGATAAAGCTCAAACAGATAATTATAAACCTCTGGAGTCATGGCTTGCGGAGTGTAGAACTCCGGTTTAGACCCTTGCCACTCTATTATGGTAGCAATATCGTTATTTAACGCCGCCTTATTGATCCGGCTTGAGGCCTCTACTAACACTCGAGGAACCGCTACTAACCTTAAAGCCTCTTGAATCCTTTGAAGTACTTCGTTTATTTCTTCCTGAATTGGCTTAATATCGTGAACCACCCCAGTGCCCCAGAAGCCAATACTCGGCTTCGTGTAAGTTTCAAACGTGAAAGGGAACCAATCATATTCCCATTGCTCAACTAGTAGGGCTGCATTTGAAATCGCAATCACATGAACGCCATCATTAGCCTCATGATAACTAGGCAACCGCCAGCCCTCGATTACTTCAACTAGATCCCCAGTCTTGCCAAAGCCTCTGACTATGGTCATGCTTGGCCCTTTGGCGTTTTCTATTTCAAGACTAAAATCGGGAAAATGCTTTTTTAATAACTGGCGATTTACAAATCGACGCTGATAAAGTGTATGCGGTGTGCCGTAAAGTCCATCCATGTCATCAACCAATAACTCATCCGGCAAGATTCGCTCGCTTTTGACACATTTGGCTTGCCAATCAATATAGAATTTTGTTACCCCAGTGCCTGTAATTAACATGTCTCGAAAGGTGTCTTGTTTGACTTGATAGTGATTCAACTCATCAAACACGCCGTCCATAAACTTCGTTAGTTTTCTGGCGTGTTTTTGTGTCTTATATCCTCCCCCCTCGGTTAGAAATAAAACCCTCGGCCTTTGTTTGGCGATTTTGCTACTTAGCGTGTCGATCACATTTTTAATAACGTTCATTGTGATTTTTTTGTTCCCACGAGAGCTAGTTACGTTATACAAGTTTGCGTATAAGTCTACGGTAGCACTTGAGTGATAAAGGCGATAGTTCCTGATGTTGTTTTGCCTGATTAATCTTTGCCTTTCTTCGATATATTTTGCTGCGGCAAATACTCCTTCGTGAATACGATCCTTATCCATTGTCCACCATGTGAAATCCCGCTCGCTGTCTCTTGGCAGCCCTTTGCTAGAATCAATTACTTTCACGTCCATTTATTCCCCCTGTGTTATCTGTTTTTCAATTTCTGCTTCGATTGTTTCTTCGATTGTTTGCTCATGCAAGGTTTCTTTGATATAGTGGTAGCAAAACCTCCATGCGTATAGAAAACTATCGGCGCAATCGTTTTTAAATCTCGGATCTTCTCTTTTTCTCACTTCCAGACCATCGAACTGCAAAGTCTCCATTTCATCAATCAGCTCTTTACATTCTTTGGTAACAAGATGAATGCGCTCGTTTCTGAGATCATCGTTTAAAATGTTAATGAAATCTATCTTTCCTCGCTTATCGGCTGGAGTTATGGCTAAACCGAAGCGTTTTCTAAGTTCCTCGGCTACCATTTTGCCAAGAGCGCCAACGTCTCCCACGATTTTTAGATTCGGAAACTGATGGCGAAACTTTTCAATTTCATCTCCCACTTCGGTAACGGTTAGCTCAGACTTTGAATATGACTTTAACACTACGAGCCGCCCCTCGTAGCGATTATATGTTACCAACGTAAATGCGGTTGGATCTGGATTAAACCCCAAGTCAAACCCTAGAACATAAAAATTATGCTGCGTTGGTTGGTAGCCTTCGATAAGATTTTTCTTTGAAAGATGATAAACAAGCGCTGAGTCATCTTTGACCCATTTAGCAAACCACTCCCTTTGTATTGTTGGGTGATCTATTGTAACGTTTTTAGCCTCTAGTAGCATATCCAGATACTCTTGCGGGTTTGGGAAATAGGGGTTTTCAAACACAGTCCACGAGTGTTTTGAGAATTTCATCGACTTCATTTGTGTTTCGTAGAAAAACCCTGATGGCACTCTGCCGGGTGTCCCTGCCATGATGATTTGACCAAAACCCTCTTTGGCATAATCCGCTACGGCAGGGGATAAAATATCAA